TTGGTTTAGTCTATTTTACCTATCTTTTTTACCACTTTTTTACCTATGATAATCAAGTAGTTACATAAAATCGGTAAAAAAGGTTTTTTACCAATTAAAATGGGCATTCGTTAACTTGTTCAAAATCATTGTTTTGTATTTTTTCATAGATATTAATAAATTTAAATGGTGTTCCAGTTTCCATTTTTATAGTAATATCCCCGAATGAATAATATTTCTGTAGCTTTTCAGGATGCAGTTTAAACTCTTCTTTTAAAACTTTTCTTATATAAGATATTCCAATTTGATTATTATTTTTAAACCATTCGTTTTTAATATCTGTTGCAGTAGCTAAAAATTCATTTTTTCCGGTTGAATTAAAAAAGTCTTCTATTAATATTTCAAGTTCTTTATAAAGTCCTGATCTACTTTCTTTTTTAATATGCTCTAAATGCTCTGTTTTTATCTCATCCATAGTAAATACCATCCTAGACAATGAAAAGTCAATAGACGGCATCTGAAGAAGGAATTTAAGGAATTTTGGCACCTCAATAAATAAATCATTTTCAATATTAGTATTCAAAATCTCGATAGCCTTTATTTTTCTTATCCAAAATCTTACCTCTTCCTCATCTATACGCATAAAGTCTTTTTCTTTATTTGTGCAAAGAATTACTTTACCGAAAAAAGGAATTGAATATTCAGAAACAAATTTTTGTGATACCGAAATACTCTTAGCTGTTGCAATTGATTTTAATTTTTCTACTGATGCCAATTTTTCAATAACAGTTTCATCAACCATAATTATATTTTTGGTTGCATAAATACTATTAAATGAACTTGTAAGATCATGGGGATTAATTAAAACAGAATTTTCACCGAATAGCATATGAATCCAATTTAAGAATGTGGTTTTACCAGTTCCTCGTTCATTACTAACAAGTGAAAGTATAGGCAAAATTTGAGTTGGATGCTCATATAAAATCTTCATATATTTTAAACCTAGGTTTACCTGGTCTCCAAAAATATGATTCATTAAACCAATAGATATAGGAATATCATTTTCATGAACTAAATTATCACTTGGTGAATGTGCAAATTTATTATAAAGGTTGTAGCATGAATCTATTACGGGTATAAAATCAATGTTATTAGGTAACAACGTGAAGTCATCAAATTTATAAATCAATTTTAACAGTTCTTTTGTATGATCTTCTTTTATCTCATCCTTTTTCCAATGTTTTAATAAAGTATTTTTGGCACCATATCTATCAGTTTTATTTATTAGTTTGTAATAGTCTGAACCAACTCTAATATATGGTATATCTTTTTTCATTATATTAAATGAAACATAAGACATTGCAGCAAAATAATCACCTTTAAATTTAACAGCAGTTAATAACATAAATTTTGTTATTTCTGATCCAGTTGCAATATCTAAAGGATTAGATTTTAAAACTGCAATTAAATTATTATCTAATTTTTTAAATGCTGGCTTTTTTAATTCGGCAGAATCTCCAGTTAAAATAGAAACCTCATTTTCATTAATTACATAAAACTTTTTATTACCTTCAAATATTCCAATAAATGAACCAAAAAAATTATAATAGTCAACTGGATTTAGTAAAGGTGATTTTTCGAATTTAATAAATTTACTATTCATTTTTTAAATATAATGGGTTTAACATTCCTTTATTTATCATTGTTTTAGCTGTTTTTTTATATACTTCATGTTTTTGAGAAAGGTAATTATTACCTTCAATCATTTTATTAATCATATTATTAGCTGTGTTCTCATCAATATAACCAGCTGAAATGTAACCTCCTAAAGCAAAAGCTATTGCTCTAAGTTGCGGATGGCCATTACTAATTATTTTATTAATAGCAAAATTACAAATTGATTCAATATGATTGCTTTTATCTTGTATAATGTACTGTTTTACAATAGGTTTAATCATTTCAATATGTTTTTTATTCCATGTTTCAAAATCATTTCTATATAAAATATCTTCATCATAACTCATAAACATCGGAAGGATACAGTTTTTAGTTGCATTATCAAATCCATTATATTTATCAAATTCTTTTCTTATAGCTTCCCAATATTGTTTAAATTCATTAACAGATTTAACCTCAGGAATTTTTATTAAAACTCTTAAACCATGCTGTGAAGCACTTAACCAAGTAGCAATAATACATTTATATTTATCAAATAAAACTTGTTTAAATTCTTTGCAGTATTCAGGCTGTAAATGGTCAAAATCTAGCATTACAACACCATTCCATTTAATTATATTTTTGTATTGCCTTTCATTTCCTGAACCTATAATAATACATGGTGTAAAATAATATAGTTTAGTTTTAAGATCTGATTTTAACTTTTGATTTCCTAATATTTCTGCAAGTCTTATTTGTTCAAAAATATGTTTAATTTCAGGTTTAGGATTTTCAATAGCATTTATTAGCTGTTTTAAATTTACTATTCCTATTGGCTTTGTTTTTTTAATATCCGCTGGATAATAATTAAATAAAATTTTTTCCATAATTTATAGAATAAAAAAGCCTTAAAAAACTTATGTAGGCTCTCACATCTACACTCGTTTAATAAGGCTAAAATCTTTAAGTTACTATATTGTGAGAGCGTAACTACTCAACAAATATATAAATAAAAATTTAAAAACAAACAATAATTAAAAATATTTTACTCTAAATTCTCTAGGTGATATAAAACTTCTTCCCAATAGATAAGGCCAGGGCATCTGCCATAATTACCGGCCCATTCTTGCTCATGATACTTAATAAATTCATTTACTGTTGATCTTGCCACATTCTTTGAAAGGTTGTTAACCAATGGTGAATTGCCTTCTAGATATAATATCTTATAGGCTTCGTCATGTAGTTTCTTTGCTTTGTCTTCGGGTCTCATGGTTATAATTTTTGATAAAAGTTATAAAATGTTTCAAAATCTTTTGCTATGTAATAAATACCACCACTTCGTTCAATAGTTGATTGATAGTCTTTCTGTGCCTCGGACTGCCTATCCTTGCCAAATTTTACCTCTATTTTAACGGATTTTCCTTTGATAGTACTACTTATGTCGGCAGTTCCTTTAGTTCCCGTACCTGGTATGTATTGACCTGATCCGATTTGCTTGGTTGTACCTTGAATGTCCTTAACCATTTTCTTACTATCTACATAACGGCCAGTGTTACTAATCCTTTCTGCTTGGTAACCCATTAATTCAATGTACTTAATAATAGCCTTAGTAAGGTTGTTTGCTGAGCTATCGGTAAATTTAGGCTTTGGTATGCAATGCGTTGGCATTGTTGAAATGGCAGCCAATCTCTCGAATGCCATTTCATTTAATATCTGCAATGCCGTCATGCTAGAATGGTAAATCGTTAAATGGTTGCTCAATAGATGCTGCAATGTTATTGCTCATTGTATCGCTTATTATTGCTGGCTTAACCCAAGGCTCTTGAAATGATGCGCTAAAATATTTAACACCTGATTTGGATTCTTTAAGCCACAAAGATATTTCTAATTCTTTGCCTTCTACATTTACCTTACCTCTATAATCCGGGTGAGTGTCTTTAGCTTTTTTGTCGTTCTTAAATATTGCTCCGCTGTTTAATTTGGTTTCCATAGTTTTAGTTTTTAATTGTTTAGTCTTTAATAAATATTCCGTTAACTGTTTTTCCTTTACGATCTTTAATCACATTATACGCACTTTCTAAGGCTTCTTTATAGTTTATACCTAATTGTTCTGAAAGTATGATTAAAACTACTTGGATATCCCCTATTGCATCGATTTGATCTATTTTATTATTCTTTGCAATTGCTCCGGCTAGCTCCCCGACTTCCTCTGTTAGCTTTAACATTTGTTTTGTGGCATTATCAGGAATTAATATTCCTCGTTCCTTTGCCCATTCTAAAATATAATGATGAATATTAAAGATATATTTATTATAACTAATTGAACTTTGTCTATAATTTAAATCTTTTTCAAATTCTTCATATTTTTTAGCTAAATTTTTTACATCTGCCATTTTATAAGGTGGTTTTAATAAAGATTTTAAAAATGAATCAAAATTCATAGCTTTATAATCACAACATCTTTCAAAAATTGTTTCCCATCCAAAAGTATTAGGTTCTTTCATATAGGTTCTTTGGTGCCATTCATGATGCCATGCTTGTTGTTTTTCATTAAATTCTAATCTAATATCATGTTTTCTAACATCCATAAAATTGCTCCCTTCTTTTAATTGATTTAATTTTTTCCAGATAAAGGATAGCGTCCATTAGCTCCTCTTGTAAATGATTTATAAAGTCATCGTTGTTATTCTCTTGTAAAGTTGTCCCATACTTTCTAATCCCAACTTCTGAACGTTGTTCGAACTTAGCTATCACTTGCTGTACTATCTTGTCCTTCATTTTCTTTGTTTTGTTTTATTACTTTATCCATTTCGTTCCGCAGGTAGTCGCAGACCTCGTGTATTGCATCGGTTAAATTATCGGTAAACTCTGATTCTTCTTTAGATCCAACATTCATATCCATTAATTTTAACCAATGTTCACACGCTCCTTGCATTCTGTTGAATGATTCTTTTTTCTTTTGCTTAAAATGGCCGTTAATCATTCGGCTTTGTTCTGTTGCTGCCCTTAATAGTGCAACCATTATATTAATTTCGATAATTGGATTCATTTAACACCTCCCTGATTTAGAACCGCAACGGCAGGATTGATAAAATTTATTTCCTTTGATGCAAATTGTGTGTTTTATTCCTGAACTACCCAAATGGTTGATCTCAACCTTGGTAAATATTTCAAGGAATTTATCAAATTTAATTATTGCTCTGAATAAATAAAAGTAAGATAATTGTTTAATTGTTTTCATAATTTTTCTATAAATTGTTTTACTTCGTTCCAGTAATTTATGTATTTTGTTTTTTGGTATGAATCGGTTATGTAAGATTCATTTTTTAAAATATTATCAACGCATATTAGCGCGCTTTCTTTGGCTTGTTGAATTGGCTTATTACCTTGTTTAAAGTCAATAATCATGTCAATTGATTTATCGCGTGGTATCATTTTATTTGTAAGTTATAGTTTATAATTAAAGCTGCTCCATTAACTGTTTTGCCTTCTTTAATAGCGTTTTTAATTGCTATCTTATCAGGTTGATAACTTACTTTCTCAACAATATAGGTTTGATCTAATAAATCACTAACCTCAACTGATTCAGATTTTCGGAAATTCATTTTAAAAGTAGGGGCCTTAACCTCCAGGATCTGATATAACTGCATTGCATTTGATATTGTAACCTTTAATTTATCAATTGCCTTAGTACGTGCTATTTTAAGCGCGTTTAAACGCTTTATTTCGTTTTCTAGTATATCGGTCTCACTTTCAAAAGTTTTAATCACATACCCGTAGTTAATAGCTTTTTCAGTAAAGTTCTGCTCGTTAATTAATAAAGCCTCTTCTAGTTCAGGTGTTAACTCACCATCTGCTAATTGTGCAGCTATATTGATATATTCCGATTTTATGTTAAATAGATTCATAGTACGCCTCCATTTCTTTAGTTAATGTATAGTGTTGTTTGATTTGTAATAGTGTAAAATTACCTTTCTTAGCTTTGTCGATATTTTCTTTTGTTGCTGTTGGCTTGCTTAATTGTGGCTTTTGAGAATCTGCATCTGCATCTGCTTCTGTTTCATCTATTAGAAATAAACCATTTAAAGCATATTTTCTAGCATAACTACTAGCTGTTCCTGTGGCCTGTTCACTACTCATTCCCTTATGTTCTGAAAGTTCAGCGAATCCCAAAACCTCTTCGGTCTTATCCCCTATGCTTATTTTTGCAGTAGCTTTTAAGAATGTTTTATTTCCTATTGATACTATTTCATCAGAAAGTCTTAAAAATGCGTTATACTTATTTAAAATAGGCTTAACAGCTTCTAAAATATCTTCGGCAGATCTATATTTATAGTTACCAAATTTATTTACATTTCCTTTAGGAACTTTTAATTCATTTTGAATTTTTACGAGAGTTTCCATAATTTTTAATTTTAAAGATCAAATTGATTTGTACTGTTTATTTCATCGTATTGATTTTTTAAGTAGTTAATTTCGGACTGCAAAAATTCTAACTCATTTTCTTTATCCTCAATTTGTAACCTAATTTGGTTAAGCTCATAAGCTTTATTTTTTTCATGCCAGCGCATCTGTGCGTACATGTAGTCTTCGAAGTCTTCCATAGTGTAAAGATACTAATAAATTTAATACTAACAAATTTATTCATTATTTATTTCTAAAACATTTAATTCTTTTAATTTTATCATTATTTCATTATTTTTATGTTCAGCTTCTTTCATTTGTCCATAATTATCAATATAACTAGAATAAAAATTATATTGACGATATAAATTTTCTATTTCTTCGGTTATTTCATAACCTTCTTTCATAATAATTTTCATAACTTATACCCTATTAATGATAAATATTTCAAAAAATAATCTGCTCTTGGTTTGTTTTTTCCATTCTCCCATGCTGTTATCCTTTGCGGACTTACTCCCATTTTAACAGCTATTGAATTTTTACTTATTAGCTTTTTCTTTCTGTATCTCATAGCTTCCGCCATGATTTGTTCAAGTGTTACCATAATAGATTAATTATTTTGTTATACATATTAAGTAAATGTTTATCGGATTTAATGTAATTATCCATTTGTTTATTATAGAATATTATTGAGCAATGATCTTTATTTAATAATTTGCCAATTTGATTTAAAGTAAGGTTTGTTTTTTTCTTAATAATATAAGAAAATAAATACCTACCCTCAACTATTGGCCTATGCCTTGCCTTACTTGTCAATTCCTCCTTACTTATACCAGTAATTTTTTCAACGGCTTTAAAAACCGAATCAGCGTTTAACTGATATTTATTGACGCCTGGTATTATAAAGTAGTTCATAGTTTGCTTTTTTCTAATTCATTAATATGATCCAATAACATTGTAATATTAGCTTCTAAAACTCCGGCTAAACTAGCATATTTAAATAATTTATCTGTTGTTTCTTCATTAGTTCTTGACTTGGCCCATTCTCTAACTATTAGATCTATTTCCATGTAACTTTTCCCTTTGATTAAAGGTAATAAAGTTTTTACAGTATTATTTTCCATGTTGTTTAAGTTTTAAAGTTTGTATTGTTTCTTTGATATATTCACTCCAATGTGTAAAGTTTTGGCAGCGTCTTGATGGCTTAACTGTTTTTGCGATTGCTAGTTTTTTCATGGCTGTAAGTGTTTTAGTGTTTGTTTCTGATACAAATGTACTAATAAATTTAATACTAACAAATTTATTTATATAAAAACATAAAAAAAGTAGTTAAATTTCTCTAACTACCTGATAATGAATCTAATTATTTTTTGTCCTCAACAGTCAATTGTGATAATGTCGCACCTATTGTACCTATTGTTACGCCATAAGTAGCCAAGGTAACTAATAATACGGGTAACCCTGGAGCTACAATAAGAGCACCCGATACAGTTCCGATACCTATTAATACATTTCTTACTTTACGCCAAAACTTAGGCGTAGGTGCTAAAAATCTATCTTTTATTTTCATTTTATGATTTTTTTATTTGGTAAATTAGTTATATGTGTCCAACTATATCCTCTTTTAATATCAGATATTGTTGAAATTGAAATTTTATATTCTAATGCTATTTCTTTATAATTTCTATTATCATTTAATATTTTTAAAACATCACTTTCTTTAATTTTACATTGTGAATTTTTAATTCCTTTGGTAGTTCTTAATCCAATTAATATAGAATGTTTTTGATTTTCACTTGCAGTTACCCATTCTAAATTATTTAATTTATTATCGTTTTTTATTCCATTAATATGATTAACTTGTTTTTTATTTAATGGATTTTCAATAAAATTTTCTAAAACTAATCTATGAATTAAAAATCTTTTTATTTTTTTTCCATCACCTAAATCAATTGCACAATATCCGCCCGTTTGAATTACTGGCTTTAAAATTTTTTCTGAATTTCTGTGAGGTTTTTTTAAACTTTTAATATTACCTAAATCGCTAATCATATAACGATTTTCATAATTTTTTATAAATTTTCAATTTTCCATATTTATAATTTTTTACGACCATAAATATAATAAATTTACTTTATAATTAATACTTGTTTTCTGTTTTTATTTTTATTATATGATACATGTACCCAATCTGGACCAATAGAATTTCCATATTCCCACAAAAGCTGATCGAATTCCAAATTAGCCTTAATATACTCAAATAGCTTCTTATTCTCTTCCTTACTACCAGCGTCAATGTCTATTGCCTCACCTTTCTTATGTTGGCTTGTGATTGCCCCTTTAACGGCCCGATTTAATAAATCACTTCGATAGAAACTATTTATCTTTATAGGCTTATTATACCAAATCCTCAAAGGCTCAAAACATTTTTCTGCAACTAATTTCATAGCCTTTAACTGCGCTTCGTTAGGGTTGTTATTAATACCTAACTTTACAGCTGTTGGTGATTGCGTGGCCTCTATATACGTTATGTGCTTAGATATGTTGTCCATTATTCAATAGTTTTTCAATAGTTTTCAAATGCTGTTTATTTTCGGTTTCCAGCTCTTCAATTCTCTTGGTTAACTGCTCTAATTTTCGGCTCATTAGATCAATCTCTCCTTGCAAATGTTCGCTCCATCCTTTCCATAGCTCTATCACCTTAGTGTCGTTGTCAATATTGGCCCCGGTAACCTCTGCGTTTTGTTTTTTTCTAGTAAAAAACCAGCCAAATAAACCGCCACTTCCAGCAGTAGCTAATATTATTAATATATCATTCATGTTATACAATATAAGATGCTAATTGATCCCCATTTGATTGAACCGTTGATGCTGTTTTTAATCGCTCTCCGATGCTTCCTACTGTTGTTAATCCGCTTGATGCAACACCCCAAAAGTCAGCTGGTGTCATTAACATAGTACCCGTTGTATTATCGGTTAACACTCCCAAGGATACGGTATTTGGATTCGGTACGCGTAAAGTACCCGTAAATTCTGAACTTGAACCATATACAGTTCCAAATCTAACATTTCCAACTGATGGAGCTCCAGGACTTATGTTCGATGTTGCTATTATTCTATTAGCATTATTTGTATCTTGAAAAGTAAATTGTTGCGCAACTGTTGGAGAAATTTTAATATTAAAACTTCCAAAATACGCTGGCATACTTCCTACATTTACAACATTTCCTAATAGGTTAAATTTAGCTGTTGTAACAGTTGAGTAAATTGCAGGATAACTATTACTTGTAGTAGTTCCATTAATATTAATAGTGCCTGCTTGTGTTATATATATTGCAGGTGTATTAGTAGCATTACTTCCACCTGTTACGTTACCGTTAACCGTAACTGTTCCCGTATTTTCAATATTTAAAGCAATAGTATTTGCAACTGTACCAGCTGTAATATTACCATTAATAGTCATTGTTCCACTTGTTGTCCCATATCTAAACAAACCTAATGAAATACTGAATGAATAATTTTGTAAAACTATATTACCATATAAATTTACATTGCCTCCGCCTAAATGGTAACAAGCATACATACTAGATGCTGCACTAGAAGGTGCACCAGTAATTGTTATTGGTGTTCCAACAGTACCGAAATTTGTAGTTCCTGAATTTGAAGTTACAGCTATACCAGTTGTTCCAGTCATTGTTTGATTAGAAAGAATATTTACAGTTCCTAAAGTATTATATATACAAGAACCAGTTGCAAATGAACCTCCTAATAATGCCCCAGTAATATTTATTATTCCACCTGAACCATTTTGATTAACACTTTGTATGCCGACAGAACTAGATGTTATATTTCCAGTTATATTAATTATTCCATTTGATATATTTTGTATTGCATAATTATTAGTACTCGTAATTGTTGATGTTATATTAACTGTTCCGCTTCCACTATTTCCAACAGCACCACCACCTCCATTTTGACCATTTCCAATAATATTTGTTGATGTTATATTAACTGTTCCTGAAGTCCCGCTAATACTTACGACATAAATTATATTTCCAGCTGATCCATTAATAGTCGTACTAATTAAATTAATTGTATTACTTGTTGATGTAATAAACAAAACTGTATTTAAATTTGCAGTTATATTATTACAAGTAAAAGTTTTATTGGATGAAATTGTTAAACTTCCATTTGCTACTATTCCAGTTCCGGCATAATTAGATAATGTATTAACAGTAACATTGTCAATATCTAAAGTTAAAGTTTTTCCATTAGTAAACACATCATCTGTTGATAACGGTAAAGACCCATAAGGAATACCTCCACTATACCAATTTACTACTGTTGACCAATTTCCATTGGCTAAAGGATATACAACTGCCATAATTATTCAGGATTTGCGAATGCTTGCGCCAATGTAAAGGCTTCAGCTAAGGTTAAATTTACTTGTGTGTCCGATTTTACATCTATACGAGTCCCATCTTCTTCATTATACCAACAAGTCATAACAAGGGCATAAAGATTATTATTAATCTCGTTGCAAACAAATGCGTATTTATAATCTATCATAATTTCTATTATATATAAGTTGCTGTTACTCTATTATTCCAACTATCCGTTGCATGCATTACTGCGCTAGTTCCCGTATTGCTTAATGTTAATCGTGTTAATGTCCAAGTTGCCGTACTCTCTGCCGTTCCAGTTGGTGCAAATCCTAAATAGTCATAAGTTCCATTAGTCGCGTGCCTCCTAATTTTAGTTGTAGCCAACACCAAATCACCACTACCTAAAATACTATTTCCGTTAATACTTTTAATGTTGGTTGTGCTAACAAGTAAATCTTGTTTACCATTAAATGTACTCCAATCTGTTGTACTTAGTAAACCTCTTTTTGTTGCACTTGCGGTAGGCATATTAAACGTATGCGTATCTGTTGTGCTATTTATCGCAAAATCCGTTCCGCTTGTGCCTGTGGCTAAATACTGAACTTGATTTGTTAAGCCATTTAATGCAGCTAATCCTGTGCTAAATGTAGTAATAACTTGGCAAAGATGACTATCCTCTGTATGTAAAGTGATTGTCCTTCCACTGTGTACAACGTATATGTCAATTGCCAACCTATCCGTTAAATTTAACGTTGTTGTTGGGATAGTAACAGATGTAAAATAACTATCAATTAAAGTTCCGTTTGTAATACCTTCGGGTGCTGTTGAGTTAGTTCCTATTAAAGTAAAACCTCCGTTATATTTATATACGTTTACATAAAATGTAGGCGAACCTCCTCCCGAACTCGCTTGAAAGAAAAACCCTAAATTCCAATTACCACTAGGTATAGATAAAAAAGAAGGGTCTCCTGCATCTGTAATAAATCTTGCAATATATCCATTTGCATTAATAGTAAAATCTGTTCCAGCACCTATTACAGGTGTTTTGCTTAATTGTTTATAAGCATTACCTCCAAAAGTACCTTGTGAAACGCTACCATTAAGATAATAACTTAATGAAGAACCTCCTCCGCTTGATGTAGGTAATGTAGCTAATTGACCATCTCCTCTTACATATTGAGAAGATACACCTGCTCCCGTTACTGCAATAGTTCCACTACTAGTTATTGGCGAACTAGCAACAGTAAATGCACTTGGCATAGTTAACCCTACACTAGTTACTGTTCCGCTAACAGAAGTACCTAATGTACCATCTCCTTTTATATATTGAGAAGAAGTACCCGTTGGATCATCATATTTGCCATTTAAAGCATTCTGTAAGTCTGTTTGATTGCTTAGCGTTCCAACTATACCTCCCCATACTGGGTCTTGTCCACCAACTTGCACGTATACAGTACCACCCCAACGAAAAAGTAAATTATTATTTAAAGTAATGTATATTTTTCCAGTTTCACCAGGATTTGGCAAAGCAGCATAATTAGCCACTTCAATAACATCATCAACATAACTAGGTAAGTATGTACTATCTACTTTTGTTGAAGCATTTAATGGCACATAACCGTTTGCAATCCCTTTGTTTGCTATGTTTTCCTTCAATGCCAACGCATCAAAAACAGCATCTTGACTTGGTGCCGTACCCGTTACACCGTTAGTTATCGTCTGCGCTACTTGTGAAGGTATATTAATATCTATTGCCATACTACGTTTATAACTGAATTTTTAAGCGTTGGAATCGTTGTACTTGTAATATTGCCACCTACATTAAAGTTTATTGTTGTATCAGGTAAATTTAAAGTTCCTCCCGAAGCCACATAAACTAAATAGCTAAAATCGCTGTTTTGTACCAAAGCTGGTGAACACCCACTTGGCCCTGATGGACTGCCTACTATTGGCAAGGCGCAAAGATTAAATTGCTCCGATAAATTTAATGTAATATCAATCTTATAGCCAGCCACTTCGTCATTAAACCGTTCTGTAAAGTCCTCAAAACTTACAGAATCACCAACCATAAACCAATCTTCGTATAATGGCGCTCGTAATTGGGCCACTACGTCAGTTCCGATTTGCAATTGATCGCTCAACACCTCAAGTTCGTTATGTTGATCTTTATGAACCAAGTCCATAAATAGCAAAGATAGATTAAGGCTCATTTGTTTGCCTTGTATCTGCCCTGGATTTATTACAGTAAACATCAGAGGATAAGTTACGGCCCCATTTGCCACAAGGTCGTATAAATCCCCTATCCCGTAACTATTTATTTGTTGGTGCGCTGTTGCTATTCCTTCCAATAGCTCGTTTATTTGATTTAACGTTCTTTTCATTTTCTATTTTTTGAAGGAATATTTTTAATTTGTTTTCGTTTTTTGTGTATGCCATTAGTCTATACATTGAGAATCAATATTACCTTGGAATCTGTCGCTAAAAGGTAAGTTTTTACCTATTGTGCTTCCTAGATACATTCCGCTTGAATACATGGTGCGTTTAGGCACAATAGTGTCAATGGTATTTCCAGGACTAAGATATAAAGGATATGACGTGTGATTAGTCAATAAGTAATTAGTTATTCTTTGAGAATACCATTCCGCGTTATATTTAAACCTTTCTTCTAATTTCAATAAATCATTAAGGCTAGCAGCATTCGCGTTCTCACTTGATCTTGTGGCCACCGATTTATTCATGAATTTATAAGTCAATGGCATCGGAGCCTCGGCCATAATCCACCAAATCAAAGCTGGCTGTATGTAATCATCAAGCAATGTTTTGTTAAGCACTGATACAGTTGATGCGCTTACTTGTGTTTTGATTTGATTATATAAACCCGTTCCTAAAATTGGTAACATGAATTTTTCCTGTGCCAGCTTAATAGTTGGTAACAAAACTTTCATGTCCACGTTTTCGTTGATTATCGAATTATCTTTTAAAGCTTGTTCCGATATAAATATAACTGCCATAACTTATTTCTTAGGTCTTATTAATACTTGTTGCCATATATGACGGCATGATGTTGATGTTAATCCGGTCTTTGGGTTATGATACCAACCGCCACGGGTAAGCCAAACATTTGTACCTAATTCGTTATTCATAGCTTCGATATCAGTTCTTTTGTATTGTTTTGGATTCTCTAATAAATCTCTGCAAAACTTTCTAGTAGTATCTATAATTTTTTCACCTGATATTCCTGGCTTCTTATCGTAAACATACCGAACTAATATTTCCTCAACGGGTGAATCCAATTTTTTAATGCTTTCGCCTTTTTTTGTTAGATTCCTTTCGTTATCTACAATTTGAATCATTCCATTATCAGTAAGTTTAATTATGGCTTCTTCTATTGTCTTTACATCAACTTTTAAGGCCTCGGCAATGTTCTTATTGCTTATTAAATTATCATTGCTTAGAATATCTATAATTGATTTATCAAGCGTTGTAATTGTTATAGTTGCAAAGTTTGTCGGGATAGCCTCCGCGTGTATTATTTCGTATCCTTCCATCGATTCGCCATATTTTGCAAATACCTCTAAGGCTTCCTCTTCGGTTAGTTCTTTGCTGAACTTTTGCGTATCATTTAAATCAATACCTAACCTTTCAGCTACTTTTTTTCTTAATAATTCTATTGGAATAACCGCCTGAATTAATGCCTCTGAATAATCAACACCTATAATTTCCAATGGAATAATATTAAGCCTTCCATCAATATTTAATAAGTTAGCAAAGTCATTAATTACGCCCTCTAAAGTCTGTTGTTTTGGTGTTACATAGGTATTTTGAAAGAACTCCGATGCATCGCGGATTACATTCCTAGCAAATGCCGATTCACCATCAATACCGAATAATTGACCGCTTGTGATTCTATGTCCGGTGAATATCTCTTGGGTAACTGTCTTGTTTAATACTTCAAATGCTTTATCAAAATCGTTTGTCCTAAGTGGAATTACACTAGGCTCTTTGTCTTTACCCTCACTAAACACCAACACCACACCGCCAGCGTTATCAGTTCCCGTGTGTTTGTTTTTAATTTGTTTTTCTATTTCTTTTTGTTCTTCTAAAGTTGGTTGACCATTATTAAAACTCAAAAGAGTCCCGCCCACGAAGGAATTTTTTATATTGTTTAAGTGAAAATTAGCAATTTCTTTCTCAATTTCAATATATTTTAAAGCTGCCACATAACCTGGCAACGGATAAACCCCTTGATTCGGCCTATAAGCTTTATAATAAAAAATACCTGATGTTTTATTTTCAGGATCAAACTTTTCTATCTCTTTAAATCCCGTTTTATCTGCACTTTGATTATAAGCCTTCCAATCGTTACTAAAGAAGAATTTATCTTGTGTTTTATTAGTTCTTATCTTTGAAAAGTCAACATGGTATAAATCAAAATCAGTTCTTAAATTATTCCAAATGGCTTGAATATAAAACCCACCGAATAATTCAAGATCCAAAGATATTTTCTTTGTTAACTCAAATAAACTTTCGCTTGGATTTATTGTCTGAGTAAACTCAATTAATTTAGCAGCATTTAAAACACTAACTGCTTTATTATTAATATTCCAACCTTTACCAGCAATTAAATCAGCCTTACCATCTACAATGGCCCTATGTTTTGGCGCATTGTCGTACATGTCTAGTAATAAGTTAGGAAAGTTATTATCGTTTCCATAACTTATCCACTCTTTACCCTTGTTTTCCTTAAATTCAGGAATTTCAAAGGCGTTTAATTTAACGTAAAGTATATTACTAGCCATTATATATTATATTTATTTTGGTTTGGTTGTCGTAAGCCGTTGTTGTGCTTGCCGTACCTATTACTTTTACCTTGCCATATTCAACTATTCCCGTTGACAAAGTGTAATTTAAATTAGTTGGTGATGTTTGTTCGTATATTTCATAGTGATAAAAACCAGGCAACGGCAAGCTTACTTGTGATGCTGTTAATGTAGGTGTTAAAGTTTCGGTAATAGTAAACCTATTATAACGGTCCGTATGTAATGAAGTGTCAGCAGCAATAAATGTATAGCTAACCTTAGATTCGTCATTGATAAATCTAAACAAAAACAATGGATTAGTTAAAGTACATTTCTCAGTCAAAGTTAACACTATTATATTACTTTGATTTTTTATCAGCTTTATCAACTTTTGCTTTTTTAGGTTTTATTGCTAATTCAAAAAGAAAATCATAACCATGTTCTTTAAATAATGGTATATTTTCCTCACTTATTAATACGATTCTATTTAACTCTTGGCTAAACATATCTTTTCCGATAAATTCCGCTTTTAACTTCATTTTTTCTTTGGTTGTTGCTCTTCAATTTCAAATATATAATTGATACCTAAAGACTTTAATAGTTCTATATTAGATTCTTTAACCTCAATATTTAAATCTAAATTTTGGTTATAAATAACCGCTCCAATAAATTCAGGCTTTATTTTCATAACTTGTTTTTATTAATAAATATAAAATTAAGTATTTTGTACCAAACAAAAAACCATAACACCTATTAGATGTTATGGCTTTAAAAATATTATTAAAATAATTAAACCGCTGGTGCAGTTAAAGCAGCAATTAAACCGCTTGCAACCTCTTTCATTGGCTCAACTTCTTTTGCAACTAGCGTTAATTCATATCCGTTACGATCTCCCATTGCAGTTCCAGAATTATAATTACCAGCTGTAAGTTCAGCACCGTTTGCCTCACCTAACAACCAATATTTACCGTTTCTATCCTCTGCAATTACCATCAATCTGTTTTGAGCTAAAAGCCTAATTTGGTTTCTTGTAGCAGTTTCTCCCTTGTTAAAGATAGCTGTTAAAGTAGTTTCATAAGCTAAAGTCCCATTTTCAACCGAAGCTAAAATTGATTCAGAAAAGTTTGAAGTTTCTTTAACTTGTTCATAAGACCAAAACTGTTTTCCAGTAGCTAAGGTAAATGCGGAAATAGCTCCTGATGTTGTTGTTAATGTAGCTTTGTTCGCTAATTCAGTGATTAAAAGTCTTTTAATACCTCCAACTGAATCACGACAATCTAAGGCCCTACCAGCCGTTAATGCACATGCCATAATTTATAAGTTTTATAAAGAGGAGGTATTTAGCCCCCTCTTAAGTTAGTATTAAGCTGTTAATTCAAAGTTTGCAATTTGAGAAGGGAAAGCAACCTGAGTTCCAAGTTTGAATGCGCACATTAACCTCACCTCATCAGCTTCTTTTGCAAAGAAAATTTCAAATTTTTCTTCCTCATTCATTAAATCTACACCCATAAACATATTTGATTTCCTTCCAGCAATTATTCTTGAAGTTCCGTTAAGGCCATTCAATGCAACTAGTTTAATGTTGGTACCTGGAATGAATAATTCAAAGTTAACAGCATCTGCATTGTAGTGATAAAGATTAGCAGTTTTTAAAGCAATCGTGAATAATCTGAAAACATCAGTTCCACAAGCAATAAACGCATCCTCTTTGTCTAAAACTTCAACCGGAATAGCTTTATAAACAGCGTCAATGATTGCAACTACATTTGAAGTAGTTATAGAAGTAACCGGAGTAGTAAAGAAATCTGAAGCAGCCTTAACAACTTTTGCAACTACTAAAGAAACAGATGCAGCAGCGTTAGCTGTTAAAGTGATTGCAGTATTTGAAGTTACAACAGATACGGTATAAGTGTTAGCACCGATAACCAATTTATCACCAGCTACAACTTGACTTGAAAACAAGGTAGAAGTACCGGTTACAGTTGCAGAACCTGAAGTGGTTGCAACAGTTCCGCTGATTTTTTGAGCGTTAACGTTTGCTGCTGAATAAGCACCATCAATAACTTTCAAAAGTCCATCGAATTTATTAAGGTTAGCTGTTGCGCTAGCCAAATCACCTTGCCAAAGTGCAACCTCTACTGCCTTAGCAATTTGAGCTGCTTTCTCTTCTGCATAGATTTGTTCAAAAGGAATAGAATCATACATTGATCCTGGAGCAAGTTGTGTTTGAATGTATTTAGCTTCTAAAGTTTTAGGACATAAAGCCTCTTGTACTTTAATCGCACCTACTGTAATAACTCTTTGAGTTAAAGCAGTTGTTCCACTTGCATTAAATCCACAACCATCAGCTTGGAAAACTGCGTCAGATTCTAAGATGTTAATTGCAGCTGCCGATTTAACGCCAGCTTGTAAAGTTAATAATGAAGCTGTTTTAGCTGATAAAACTGCTTTTCTAATTAATGGAAATCTTTGTTCATCCGTATAATTAGCTAATGTGCCTACTGAAAATGCCATATTATTTGTTTTTAAATTTGTTTATAATTGATTCTAATTCTTGTTCTCTTGATATTGATTTTTTGAAAGGATTATTTGATCTAACCGATACTGGATTATCTGAAGGTACCTTAGCCAATTTCTCAACTATTGAAAATGTTTCTTTTACTATTTCTTTTAGGGCCACATTATCAGCCGTTAAAGTTTCATTTGTTTTGGTAAACTCTTCAAATCTAGTTTTAAGGTTGTCAACTTCGGTTTTCAATGTTTCGAAATCCTCCTTGCTTACTGATTCAACAGCTGCCATTGGTTGTTCAATTGGCATTTCCATTTCTGGCGCTTCTTCAGTTTTAGTAGCTACTTCGGTAATAATACCACCTTCAACAGTTAGCATAGTTCCATCCTCTAATTCATGTTCACCATCGGGAGCGGGTAATTCATTACCAGCCTCATCAATAACCATTAAAGGTAATCCAACCTCTAATGATTCGTATCTTACTATAGTTCCATCTACTAACTTAGCATCAATAAATGTTTGCTCGGTTGTTGGCTCAGCGTTGAACTTGCTTACAAGTCCGCTTAATTTCTCTATTGCTTCGTTTAAGTTCATGTGTATAACGTTTTTAATTAAAAATATATTAATATTCAAAATGTACCGTTTTACTCGATAGCCTTAATTATATCAATTATTTCATTTATTTGTTTTTGCTCCTTGTCAACATAGAATAAATGATCGAAAGCCCCTTCAATTGAAAAGCCTTTAAACTCACCCTCTTTAATTCGTTTCCAAATATCTGCGTTCTCTACTTTAAAACTTCCAAACCAACTGCCATCTGTTAAGCCTTCAAATCCAATAGGAGGATTAATACCTTTATCTCTATTGATAATATAAGATTCAATCATATAGGCACCGTTAACCACTTGTGAAGAATCGTGCATCAAGTTAACGTTGTGTATCATACCCGATTTAAAGAACTTGTTTACTATCTTTTCAATAGTATCTTTTGTAAACACCGCGTAATATTCACCTAATATTGCATCTTGTCTATATATCGGTAAGTCTGCAACCATCAAAGGACCTGATACTATTTGTTTTTCCTGATTTGCAATAAATGTTTGTTGCTTGTTAAACGCAACCCAATTGCGCTCTATTGCTGGACTGTCCACAAGGGCCACAAAGTTAACACCCGTTTCTTGGTCATCTTCGTTTATTTCTAAATTATAAATAGGTAGTTTCATATTCTTGCAGTTTCTCTTATTGAATTAATCCTTTTCTGTACTATTGATATATCCGATTCTACAACTATTGCCTTTATTGTTGTTGGTTGGTTGTTTTGTAGTATTGTTGATTGACTTCCCACAACCGTTGGCGCTGTTGTATTTGTTGGCAATGTATTATTTAAATTGTTTGTCGTTGTATCTGTTTTTTTATCGAATTGTGCGCTGTTAAATTTTGTTTGACTAATCTTAGCTATCTGAGCAGCGGCAACTCCAGCAGCTAGGGCAGCACTTGCAATTTTTAAACCAACGGGAGCCTCGGCATAAGCTTTTAATACACCTCTGTAACCTTCAATAGTAGCCTGAGCTAATTGAAAAGTTTTATTAAGTTTGAAGGCCCTTTCTTGTGATGCTTTAGAATTATTATCAAAATCATTTACTAACTGATTTATTAAATCAAATCCTTGCAAAGCTAAATTTACTTTTGCCGTTTGTAGTTCTTTTTGCCTTTGCAGTTCTTTTTCGTCTGCTTCTATTTTTAATCTTTCTGTTTCTTCTCTTGCTGCTTTTTCTTGGTCATCTAATTTTTTTAATAAAAATAAAGCTTCTGCCCTTGTTTCATATTCTTGTTGTGTTCTTTCACCATCTAGTCTATACTTTTCTTCGGCTTCTTGTTTTGCTTTAGCATCTGCTTCTAGTTTTAATCTGTTTCTTTCTGCTTCTGCGGCCTCTGCTGCTGTTTTATTTGCTTCTTCTGTATCTTTAATATATTTAAGATTCAATATATACTTATCAACTTGAAGTTTTCTTTGTTCTTCTAATTCTTCAGCATTTAATTTACCTCTATTACCTTTGGCATAAGCTAAGTTGTTTAACTGTTCTTGGATTAATTTTTTTTCAGCTAAAAATATTTCGGTATTTGTTGCACCTTTAGCCTTTAATATATCAATCTCTGCCTTAATGTCATTTAATCCGTTTTGTCTTGATTTTCTTACATCTAAATCTTTCTTTAAATCATTTTCAACTTGTGTATCTAAATCCTCCCTTATCTTTTTTTGGCGTTCTAATTTTTCATTAGCTTCGTCTGTTGCATTGCCAAACAAACCCATTTTCTCTGCAACAAATCCCAACACCACCACAAAGGCACCGATACCAGTGGCAATCAAAGCTAACCTAAAAGCCTTCATTGCCACAGTGCTAGCAGACGTGGCATAAGTAGCGACTACCGTGGCCGCTGCCCTTGCCTTTTCAGCTAAGGTTACTAAAGTTATTCTTAACGCAGATTCTTTCTCTAATACAGACCTGATTTCCTCAACACTTGCCAAAGTAGCTTGAACAGCTTGTAGTTTAACCAATGTTTTTTGTAAGTCTTCCGATTCACTACCAACTAAGGCCATAACACCCTGAACAGCACCAAATCCAGCTACTATACCACCGCCAAGCTGTAATGATGCTTGCAAGGCTCTTCCATCTTGTCCAGTTGTTTTAATGGCAGTCTTAAGATCCATTAACCGGTCTTTAAGCTCTCCAGCCTCGGATAATGCTTGCCTTCCTATTGGTGAATTCTCACCCGCTTGCAATGCCAAGTTTTGGTATTCTTTTAAGGCCCTTGTTAACTCTTTAAATCCACCACCGTCGGTTTGTTTCTTAATATCGTTTAACTGCTTTTCATATTGAGTTGATGCAGTTGTGGCCCCCTTGGTAGCTTCCGTTACCTTGTTAATCTCGGTAACCGCACCAGCTGTTTTAACGTTAAATTCTAAACTTACAACCTTATCTGCCATTAAAATATAGTATTAAAATCTAAAATTTGATACTCAACTAATAAATCAATTGTGCTGTTTCCTGCTGTTGGGTTAGTATTTGAGCTAATTTTTAAAGCTGAATTTTCAAGAAAACCCGTACTAGTTGCTGAAGGTAAAAAATCACTAAAAATATTAAATTTTGAAAATTTAGTAATTGTTGACTTTAAAAAAGCGTTTAATTCACCAACATTATCAGTAGCACCATTAATATTTAAATACAAAATATTATCACTATAAGTAGTTGTATTATAATTTATTCTACTGTATACATTCTTAACAAATATAGCCTTACCAGCACCAGGCGCAGCAACTAAAGTTATTGGCGTAGTTCCTAAAGCTAATATCTCAGCACTTGTTAATGTTCTAGTAGCATATTGAACTGTCCCCACTAAACTATTCTGCAAACCTATTTCCTTTATAGTACTGCCAGTCCTGGTATAAAGTCTTGCATCTGTAACATTTAAGAAAGCCTCACCCTCATAAATATCTGTTGCTATCCAAGTTCCATCGGTATGGCTTGAACTTCCAGGTACTGTTGGCAATTGGCCCGCTGTTGTTGACCTCTTTAATAATATTCTGCTATCTAATATGTTCATTTAATTACCTCCGTTTACGATTAATATTTCACTTGTTGCGCTAATACTTCTTACTTCATTTTTGCCACCCTCGATAATTGCGGGACTTCCATTTAAACTACTACCTACTATATTTAAACCTCCGTCAACCCTTGGCGTTGTTGATGCTACATTGTTAAAGTTATTGGTTACTCCCGTACTCGCTGTAAAAGAAACCCCAGCTTTTAACTTTAATAACTCAACCCTTGTTAAATTGGTTTGTGTTCTGTCGGCGTCTATTATTTTGTTTAAAATATAATAGTTGTTATTAATAAATATCTTTTTTGCAAAATTGATATTAAATAAATCTTGGGCCGTTAATAAAACCTCAACTTCAATTAGCTTGCTATCTTGATCTACAATCTCACTTATCATTTTAGAATAATAAGCATTATAAAGATTGTTATTGGTATAATTATTAGCGTTCATGCTCCAATATATATCTTTTGGAACATCAAAGGCTATATCGTATGTTGGATTGTCCGCATCGTTAACCATGCCAGCATAAGGGTAGTTATTAAAAGTATATGTCGTGCCTGAATCACTCGTTAAAGTCCATAAGTCGGTAAACTTAGGGCCTGGATATTGCAATATTCTTATATTACTTCCCGTTGTTTGCTCTGTATCACTGACAATAATCGGATAAATTCGTTTACTTATAGACTTTAAATCAGGTCTATAACTTGGCGTGGCGCTAAATAATGGCTCAACAATCTTGTCATTTGTCAAAAAGTCGTTACCTACAATTACATTTTTAGTGCCATAAGGCTCCAAATAACTATTTCTATAACGTTTATTATATTTATCTTGGTCATCTTTATATCTAAAGATCAACCTTTTAAAGTCCAACTCCCCCAAAGGCGTTATTTTCCAAGGCACGTTGTAATTAACTTTATCGGTCCAGTCTAGAATATTAGTTTCATCCGAATAAAACGTATCCCTTGTTTTGATAATTAGATTCTTTGCGTTGGCTTTATCAGGCTCTATGTAAAGATTAAACATTTTAATCAAGCCACTTATAAAATCCTTACATAATACATTCTCAGGAATAACCGATTTAATCGGAATAGGTGAATTTTCTGATAATTGCTCTTGTGCCGTTACCCTAAAGTAAGATGCTGAATCTACTACTAATCGGCAAGCTCCAGGTGAAGCGCCAACTATATTAGTAGTGTAAGTAAATGTTTGAGTAATTATCAAATTTACTTTTATTACATGGCCAGCTGCAAGGTATATTTTATTTTGGCATGGATTAATTACATTTAAACTATCTGAAATCCTTTGCTCTCTTACTGTAAAGTTTTGAACTAATTTTAAACCCGTATTAATATTAACGACATCAATAGCCATATTATAATACCTATCGTTTGTTGCACTCGTACCCGTTGGATAGGTTAAAACATTCCAAGAATTGGCATTGAAAAAAATATCAAGATTATACCATCCGTTAACTGGAGCAGTAAATCCCGTACTTATAAAGTTATTGTTAGGATCGCTTACCTCTTCATTCCATCCCCAATTATTATATGTTTGTTGGCTTATGCCTTGTCTTACATTAGATGCAAACTGCAAAGTAGTGCTATCTAAGGTAGTAGCTCCCAACATCTTAACAGATGCGGACCTATTTAATATATCTGCTGCCGATAATTTTAAATTTTGCTTATTAAAAGGAACTATCAGCGTTTTAAAAAATGCGCTGTTAAAAAATGCAGAAGTATAAGTAAATCCAGCCTTTGAAAATATTGAATCTAAATATTGTTTTACATAAATTGCTGGAAAAAAATCCTTAATGGCCCATCTACTCAATGTCAAGTCATCATTAGTACCGTAGTCAATCATTGGGTAAATATACCCAATGCCACGAGTAGCACTCCAGGAATTCTCAACACTATTTTTTGTCCATAAATGGTTATAAGCAGACAAATCTAAATCTGTTAACTTGTCGTTGTTGATACTAAAAAACAAATCACTAGTTTCACCGAATGCCACGCAATTATATATTATCTCCCCATTTTCCTGATAGCTAATATCCAACAATCTTAAACTACCTCTTAATATTTCAATTGAATCTTCTAATATCAAACAATCGGCTTTTAATGCCGGGTTAAAATCTGTTGATATAGATAATTTTGATATTTTAAATATATGGCTAAACAGTTTATTATTTGTCTTAGTACCAGGGATTGAAATAGTCTTGGTGAATGTACCTTGCCTCTGTTCAGGATTCCTAATATCCGCAATGCTGTAAGTAATTGGAATGCTTACATTTTCTAATAAATCTATTGATTGATTATTTACAAAGATACTAACCACGTTGTCTATTTTTTAAATATGATTTTTCAATAGTGATTTGCAAATTAAACAACTTGTCGTTAACTATTTTTCTTACCTCATAGTTTGAATCAGTAACATTAACAACCTCGATCCCATCTGTTGTTTCCATGTATGTTATCGGTGAGGTTAGCAACTCTTCAAGCCATGCAGATTCTAGTTCTGTTATCCAATTGCTATTTAACACCATCGTTTCTTTTACTTGTGTATCATAGATAATGTTACTACGTTGTAAATCACTATAAATATAACTGCTTCCACTAAAAGCCCCTAGATTTCTTCTATATTGTTTTCTTTCAATGGCGTTGTTTTCTCTGCTTACCAAATCAAATGTAAAAGCATCATAAGCCCCTAACTTATTTAAGAAATATATTCTCTTTGAATCATACTTGGTGCAAGTGGTATTTATTGTGTAAACAACTGGTAAACTAGAGGCACTTGTCCCGCGTGTTGTTATCTCATACCATGCAGAGTTTGACGGTATAATATCCCCTTGATGTTGTGTACTTGCATCTAAGTTTGCGTTAATGATTTGATTTAAATTACTTGGCCCTGATGGAACGTTAACCAACCTTGTATTTGTTGTCGTAATTGTGGCAAATGGATTTGTTATGTAAGTATTTTTTATCAAATTATTACTTGAATCATAGGCCCTAACTTGGAAATTTTGAACAGCGTTTGTCTCACCAACCAAAGCACTTAGATATGCTTTCTCAGTAAGTTTAATTTTATTGTTTGCGTTGTTAGTCAATAGTTGGCTTATGGCTAGTTGACTAGTCATCAACCGATACTTAGTTACTGTATAATCAACCCATTCAGGCGCATCAAGTGAAGCTATCCAAAGATATTTATTTCCGCTTGCACTTAACGTTGGGTAAATGGTAGGTGTTGCCCCGTACTCCTCACCAACTTCAACAACTAGCAATAATATTAAACTACTAGATACATTAACAGTTATAAGATTATAAGGAAAATTTTGCGTCAAATAGTTTTCTGCAATCCTTTTTGCATTGAACAACCCATAGTTATTATCGGGCCTTGCTGGTATCCTATGCCTGCTAACTACCGTTCCATTTATCTTAACATCAAAGATAAAGTTAAAGTTAGGTTGCGCCACATTGGTTGAACTACATACAAAGTTGATGTCGTTATAAACCGGTGAATAGTCTAAAGGCTGTTGTAATATCGTTATTGCCATTATTTTAGTGAAATTATTATATCTTGTTTGAATGCCTCGGAAAGTTCCTTAGCAAATTTAATAAATCTAGATTCGTTAACCACATCTGAATAAAAGTTAGTCTTGGTAGTTCCTTTGCGTTCAATCTTATCTGCAATTAATTCCGCTGCCCTTCTTCGCTCTTCGTCAATAGTCATCTTTTCTGCTGTTGTGGCTCTTCTTTTAACTGTTAACCCTTTCTTATTTACCTTGCTTAAATCAACCTTAGATTGAATCTTTAATGGTTTGTTTGATATCCATTTTAATATTGCATCTATAGGAGGTCTATTTCCTGGCTTCCTTCCTTGATCTACCCAAATGTAATAATCATCTAATACTAATTGAAACGTTATGCCAAATTGAGTAATTTTTAAAGGCTCAAAATTAATGGACTGCCTTAAATTACCACTTGCATTAATAGGACTATTAAATTTACCTTGCTTTTTGTCTAAGTTTTTTTGTAAATCTTTTAATAGATTATCCGCAAAATCATAAACAATATCCCCAACCTTATTAAAGTCTATTTTTCCTTTTGGCATTTTCTAACTGTATTTTTTCTTCTTCTGCTTTATCTTTAAAATATGCAACCATGTTAAGGAACCAAATTATATTCTTATTTAATAACTCATCAAACTTTAACACATCACCTTTTGCCAACATGTCTAATATCCCGAACCATCCCCATCGGCTAGCAAAGCTTGATTCATTGTTACTATCAGTTTCTGTTGTTCCTGAATTGTATAATCGAGAATATCCAAGGTCAAATCGTTTAATAGATTCGAAAAAAAAAGCGCAAACCCGTATACGTCTGCAATATTCAATTTCTCCTGGAATATCCGCGAACGATTCGCGTGTTTCGTGCCTTCATATTCCGCGCCCTCCTCAATATATATAACAGCCATGATATTAGCAAGATTCTCAAATATAAGATCAGAATTTTTGCAAAAAGTCTTAATGTCAATGTATTGTCCTGCTGTTAATTTAGTTACGTCAATTATACCTCTGTATGTTTGACCGTTAATATCAATTATATTTTTAATCCTTGTTTCTTTTGGTAACTCATTAATAAATGATATATAATCTATTGCCTTTTTTAAATCATCAATAGGCATCTTCATAATCAAACTAGGTTTCTCATTGCTTAGTATTGATATAATGTCTATATAACGTTCTATTGCATCTGTATCCTCTTGTTGTAATTTGCTTTGAAGTGCTGCGAATTGTTTAAGGTTAACAGCCTCCCAGCTAACTGGTAAATTAATCTTCATATTAATAAATATATAATTTGTAATATTGATTTTATCTAATTAAATAAACCCCACTTGTCAACATTTCCTTTTTAGCTTTCAAGCAAATAGCCAAGCTCATAACCATGTCATCATGTAGGCCCGAAGGTGCGCTATAATGAATCTGCCTACTCTTTAAATTGTATTCATAGGTAAAGTAGTTTAACTCATCTATAAGGTCTGTATTATCAGGGATAGATATTTCTTTGTTTTCAAAGTTAACGATTAACTCCTCTATAATTGATTGTTTGCTTTTGGAAGTAGTAACAAAAGCCTGAATCTGATTCTTGTTATAGTTAACAGCGTTTCTTATCTGCTCGAAAATAGCATCTTGCGCCCCGTTGGTTTCAATTAATGTTTTAGGCTTATAAAGATTAAGGACTTTAACCACGTTGTTAATTATTGCGCTCCATTCCATATGTCGCCAACGTTCACAATAAAATACTTCGTTACGTTCGTTAAGTATTGTAAGAACCGTATAGTCATCCGCTCGGCCTAAGTCAACACCAGCGTAACAGTTTTGCGTTGGATTAGCTAACTTAATGCAGTCGTTTACATTCTTAAATACTGCTGATCCGCCATCTAAAAACTCTGCAAGGTACTCTTGCCTAAATACGTGTTCGGGTAGATTGCGCCTTGCATCTTCAAGTTCTGAAGGATCAATTTTAGGATTGTCGAATGAAGTGCCAGCTATAGAATAATAAGCTTCGTTCTCTTTGGCTTGGTTAAATAAATCAAAGAAATGATTTTTGCCCTTAGGTGTTGAAATGATTAATACTTTTTTACCCTTAACTAATACAGTAGCTTTTAACACCTCTGTCCAGGCTTCCTTTTTTATAAATGCGAACTCATCGCATATAAGATAATTAAAAGTATTACCACGTATATTATCATAGCGTTCCGCAGAAAAAAATTGTATTGTCGATCCATTAGCGAAAGTAATAATAAGATCGCTTTTATTGGATTCAGAAATGTAAGGACTGTTTGCAATAGCTTTATAAATCTCCCCATATACTTTTTTACATTGTGAATATACCGGACTTATCCAGCCTATCTTGCAACCTGAATAATTAATGGCCCAATATAATAATTGATTTTCTGCAAGTAATGTTTTTCCAAACTGCCTCCCTATTGATACAACGTAATACTTTTGTCCTCCGTTATTAATGGCGTTGTGTATCTCCCTTTGCTTGGCGTGTGGCTTGTAAAGTGTTAACATTTACTCAGTTCCGAAGTCTGCTTTGAAAGTCATTGATCCGTCTACTTGCTGCTTATCTGTCATGCCTAGTTTGTTTTTAGCATAGAATATTCCTTTGCCTTCATTGGCTACAATATCAGTTGCAAGAGCAGTAAATAAGGAATCTACCTTTTTTATAGAGTCGGATTTTTTGCAGTCATCTGAAAGTAACCATGTATAATAAGTGTCCTTGTGAATTGACTCTCCTTTATTCATAGGTAACCAAATATTAAGAAAGAAAGCAATAGTCGGAATATGCCTTTCACGTTGTTGAACTAACTTACCGGATCCGCTAACTACTTCTTTTGTATGATTTAAACATACTTCAATATATTCAGTTGCCCAAATAGGAAGGTTATTTATAAATTCTTCTGACTTCATATTTCAAATAGTTTACCAACTCCTGGCAGTTGTTTAATAACATCAGGATTATTATCGTAATGTGTTTTAATTCCTAAATCTTTTACTTTAAATACTTTCACTTGGTTACTACCTAAAGCATAAATCCTAAAGTGTGGAATGTTAACCTGGTCTGCTACATCATACATTCCTAACTTATTATCCCTAGCTGATATGATATATAATTGCGCTCCTGATTCACTTAATTGTTTTGCTAACTCTTTACCCTTACTTGTGTTTAAAGTGCCATCAAAATCAAAACTAATCTTATCTACTGCCATTTTTTCATTAGTGTATATTGATTGACAAACAGCGTATCTCTGCATGTTATCAGGATAATCAGTTTTCATTTTCTCATCATCCATACACCTAATAAGATAGTCTCCTTTATGTTCTCCTTTTCTAGGCTTCGGCATTTTGTTTTATCTTAAGTAAGTTAAATAAATTCTTAAGCATATCAATAATACAAGTCTTACAATGTAAGTTTGGAAATGGCAGCTCTTTATAAAGTTCCTGATGTACCTTGCCAAGTTCCCTAAGTTGGTATATATCGAGGTTGCTCATATAACCAGCTAGTTTAAAATTATCCCAAACTTGTTGATAATGTTCTATTATGTGTTGTTGTTGCTCAGTCATTAGTTAAGTGATATTTCGGTAAAGCAAAATTTAAAATTCAAACCATCATTAAAGTTAATACCGTTCTTATATAGAGTGCAAGAGTAATCAAGGAATATTTTAATGTAAAATACATTCTCCGTTTCCACATTATAATTTATTTTCGAGGTACCAACCTAATACGGGCGCAATGCCTACTATTATAAATATATTTTCGTGAGAATTGATTATGCAGTAAGATAGTGCAATCCAAAACGATAAACAAGGCGTGCAATCTAATGGCTTTATACGATTCCATCCCGTATGATGTTTGATAATGTTAATCCATCCGCTAACTGTTGTTATAAAGAAGGCAATACAGCTAATTGATATTATCTCTAATAAAGTCTTTAACATGATTTATAGTTCTTGATATTGAATTAAAGGGTATGTCTGTTTGTTTGCTTAGCTTTCTGTAAGATCCTGAATCAATATAGGCCTTAAATAGTTCTCGATCATACCAATGTAGTTTCTCAAGTTGCTTATTTATCTTATCAATAGTAACATCAATAGAATAATCGTAAGTATCGGTTATAATAAAGTCAATCTCCTTAGGTCTATACTTCTTAGCGAATGGTGAACTATTACTATTAAATTGATTTGTTAATGTTTTAACCAGGAACCATTTATAATATCCTTTGTTGTATATTGACAATAGCTTATCGGGATTATATTCTAACAAAATAACCATCAACTCCTGGAATAGATCCTCGGCTAAATTACCCCCTATCTTGCGGCAAATCTGTTTGAGTTCCTTGTCCTGGCTTGTTTTTGTAATAACGTCTAAGTAAGTCATCAAGATTATTTATTGCTTCTTCAAGTGTTACGTTGTACTTATCGTTAAGCTGTTGCCCGTTAATCAACCAGTTCATGTTTCGCTCCCATTCTTTTTTCATGCGCTAAAGTACTATAATTATTTGATATAAGAAAAAATATGTTCAATAATAGGTAAAGTCCATCCATCACCTAATAAACTGCCAGCGTGTGCCTTTGATAATATGCTAGTGTATCCATCAGGAAAACCTTGTAATCGTTCCATTTCGATTTGGTTAACAGTTCTGACTAGTCCATCTTTATGTATTAATGTAATCATTCCGGTTGTTTCGTTTCTATGTTTTAAACTTTCCTGACTGCCTGAATTACCACTACCTGTATTTAAACAAGAATGTTTATCGGTATCAACGTAAACTAGATTAGGTGTTTGGTTGCCATTTTCAAGTCTTTTTTTTAAATAAACGTCTTGTTTAATTTCATCTTTAATAAATTGTTCATTATCTCCTTCAAGTAGTGCATTAGCTTTTACCCTTTCAACTCTACCATCAGTAATTATATCCTTAAACATTATCTTTCTATCTTTTGGTTGTGGAATATCAGTCACTAAATCAAACATAGTTTCTTTAGTTCTTATATTACTCCAATAATATCTATCACGCAGTTGAGCAGTAACTAAGGAACTATTGATGCGTACTGGGTAAACACCCAGTGCCCTCGACATTATTCCAACATCTAATTTTGAAGCTGAACCTACATTTTCTTGAAGGAATAAAACATTAGGATTTAACAATTTGATATGTTCTAATATCTCAACAAAGACAAAAAACAAACTAGATTTCTTTCCATTGATACCAGCACGTTTTCCAGCGGCGGATAGATCCTGACAAGGACTACCCGACAAAACTAAATCTATACTTTTCCAGTCAATATCCCACTCTTTCCATTTAGTAACATCCCCAACTTGGATAGTATCAGGAAAATGATGTTGTGTTAATTTTATTGCATAAGGTTTTATTTCACTTGAATAGTATTTATTTACTTTAATACCTACATTTTCAAGTGCTTGTCTTCCAGTATTCATTCCATTAAATAAACTTACTACATTCATATCAATATTATTTTCTTATTAATTACTAATTCTTGTATTAAATTATAAGGCTTCCTAATTAAATCGGTCGGCTCCGGCTCCTCATGTATCTGAATGAAGTCAATATCCGATATTATACCAGCTTGCCAAATTAGGTTAATAACCTTAAATGTCCTACCATCGGAGGTTTTGAACTTGTCGTTGGGTATCATTTTATATAAAAATTATAATTTTCTTCGTTAAATATAGTTCCAAAATCTGAGGTTTCCCAAATTATTTTATTCATAAATATAAATGCAAAACTATTTCCGTACTCTCTATGAATCCTAACTTCACCTATATTATAAGATTTACTAATCCAAGAATTAATATTAGAGTGTTTAAACAGTTTTGGGTGAAAACTTTTATAGTATTCATGTCCTTTATGAATAATCGGTTTATAGCTCTTATCTACTTGCATAAATAAACTACTAATTGCTGGCGTTATAAATATTAAAACATTAATAGGATAATCAGTAAATTTAGTTTTCCATAATTCACTTGCATAACATTTTGCTTGATCTAAATAATTAGCTACATCAATTCCGCGCTTATGCATTTCTGATTTAACTTCTAATCCAAATATGGCATTTGTTTTTTTGCATCTTAAAATATAATCAATCCGTTTTCCATTTAATGATTTAACTTCCTCATCCAAATCAAAATATTTAATTAATACTTTGTTTATTTTTTCTCTGTATATCTGTTCTGGCTTCATTTTATAAAGTTTTTTACCTGTTTTTTACCACTTTTTTACCACTTTTTTACCAGTATAACTTATTGATTTATAGTATATTATATTATATTTTTATCTTTAGTAAAAAAAGTAAATAATAATATAAGTAAAATAGTAAGATTTTGTATTTTATTATTATTCTATTGGTTTAGTCTATTTTACCTATCTTTTTTACCACTTTTTTACCTATGATAATCAAGTAGTTACATAAAATCGGTAAAAAAGGTTTTTTACCAATTAAAATGGGCATTCGTTAACTTGTTCAAAATAAT